ATAATAAAAAAAAAAATTGAATAAATAAAATTATATTCATATTATTTAATTTTAATAATGGGCTCTACCTATAGTCACAATCACCCTTTACACAAAACTGAATGCTTGATATGTTGGGAACCAATACATTTAATAGATGTTGTTCAATGTACTAGATGTAATATTGAATTACATGCTTATTGTGAAGAAATATATAGAGGAGGGAAAGGATATTGCAAATGTCCTCATTGCCAACAAATAGGGACATTGGGTAATTAATGATTATTTATTTTATATATTAAATATATAAAATTAAGGATGAAATGTAAAATAAGTTGTGGTTTTGGTGATGTAATAGATAAAATTACAATTTTAAAAATTAAATCAAGTAAAATTATAGACAAAGAGTCTTTAAAAAATATAAATCATGAATTAAAAACAATACAAGATGATAATCCTTTGGCAAATAAAAATGATAATTTATTTAATGATTTACATAAAGTTAATAAAAAACTTTGGGTTTTAGAGGATTTGATTCGTGATAAAAGTAGTAAAAAACAATTTGATGAAAGATATATTAATATTGCTGAATCTATTCATACAACTAATGATGAAAGATGTAGATTAAAAAAATCAATTAATTTGAAATATAACTCTGAAATTATAGAAGAAAAGAGTTATAATAAACAAAAAAATATATTTCCTGAGAATGATGATATAGAGAAATTAAATAAAGGTAAAAATTTATATACTACAGGATTATATAATGAATCAAATACAATTCTTAGTGCTTTAATAGATAAATTTATAAATTATACAACATATGATAATTTTTATGTAGATCTACAATTTGCTTACAATAATATTATTAGTATATTTAATATTGAAAATAAAATAAATAGTAATAAATTGAAATATATTATGGATAATATAAATGATTTATCTATATCTTTAGAATTAAAGGAATATTGTAAGTCACAATATTCTACACATTGTCTTTATAATAAAAATTACAACACTAATATTTACATTAATTACATTAATTACATAACAGGGCCAAATATTAATTGTAATAATATGTCATTTTTTAAAGAAAATGATAACGGAAAAACATTATTAACTTATGATGGAGGAGGAATTGGTGACAAATTTATGTTTACTAGATTTTTACCTTTATTATGTGAAAAATATAGTAATAATAAAATAATATTTTTTGTTAATGATTATGTAACATGGTTTTTTTATGATTGTTTTAGAACTATTAAAAATATTAAAAATATTAGAGTAATTGGTTATTCACAATCACAATTAATCGGAAAATATGATTATCATTGTAGTTTAATGTCCTTAATGAATCATTTAAATATAAGTTATAATGATATTCAATTTACACCTTTATTTAAAAATATTAATTATAAATGTGAAGATAAACATTTACAAATAATTGATAAAATAAGAAAAAGTAATAAAAAAACATTTATTTTTAATTGGAAAGGAAATGTAAAAAATCCTCATGAAAAAAAAAATAGATGTTTAGAATTATCATTTGCTATACCATTATTTAAAATACCAAATATTAATTGGTTAGTAATAACCAAAGATATTAGTTCAAAAGAACATCAAATTTTAAAAAAACATAATGTTGACTATTATGGCGATATATTAGACAATGGAGGGAATTCTTATGAAGATTCAATAAGTATTATAAAAAATGTGGATGGTGTTTTTTCAACAGATACATCACTTGTTCATTTATCTGCTAATTTGGACATAAAAACATATGTACTATTAACACTTGGTTGTGAATGGCGTTGGACAAGAAATGACAAATTTATCAAATGGTATCCAAATACAATATTATTGCGACAAGATAAATTTGCTGACTGGAATAGTGTTATAAATAAAATATTAAATTTATTTGATCCTTAAAAATATTTATTTTTTACTAGTTCGTCGGCGAATATTTTTTTTATTTTTTCTTGTTTTGCGTCGTTTACGAGATTTACGAGTTCCTTTGCGTTTTTTTTGTGATTTTTTACTTTTTCTAGATTTATATTTTTTTCCACCTCTTCTACGGATATCTAAATCATACATCATAGGAATACCTTGTTCTTGCATAGTGTCTATTCGTGATCCTTCTTTTGTAGCTAACATACTTTGGGTTGATTCTTTTAAATACCCAGGATAATAACGAGTAATTATTTGTTTCATGTTTCTTTCTATTTCAGGTGTTAAATCATCTTTTTGAGCCTCATATAAATCACTTACTAATCCAGCGGCTTTTGGCTCAATATGTGATTCTAAACTAGCATTTACAAATCGAAATCCTAATTTATAATAATAAGGAATAACTTCGTCTATAGCACTAAGTTTTACATAATTACATCCTAATTCTCTAGCTAAATTAATTACATTTTCAATAATGGCTTTTCCACCCATTCGTCGTAAATCTACACTAGCTCGTGTTTTCATAGAATGAAAAACTGAATTACAAATAAGATTAATATATAAATAGGTTTTATTTTCATCATCACTATAATGATAAATAGTTGCAAAACCGCGTATGTCATCTTCAAATTTATGAACAAATAAATAATGGCAATCATTTAATGTGTCTGTGATAAATTGTTTTCCAATCTGCTTTTTACAAAATTGAACCTCAGCATTTTTTAAAATTTCATTACTAAAATATTGATATTCATCTGGATGTTCTGACTGACTATATATAAATATTTCAGACATTTATATAATATATATTTATTTAAAAATTGATTATAATATAATATAATAATTATAATCAAAAAAAAATGATATTCAAAGAATTTAAATTATTTGATTATAATCCATTTGATTATATTGAAGAAGATGATGATGATGATGAGGGATTTAAAAGTGAACCAAATATTGAATTTATAATTCAAATGTTTGGCATAAACGAACAAGGAGAGACTTGTTCATTACAAGTCTCTGACTTTCATCCATTCTTTTATGTTAAAATTCCGGATGATTGGACAATAAAACATAAACATGTATTCAAAAATCAATTAACAAGTAAAATGGGAAAGTATTATCAAAATTCTATTTTCAATATTTCACTTGTCAAAAAGAAAAAATTATATGGTTTTGATGGAGGTAAATATTATAATTTCTTTAAAATAGAATTTAAAAGTTTCAGAGCTTTTAATAGAGGAAAAAATCAATGGTATTATAATTATAAAGATAGAAATGGTGATAATCAACGAAAGCTAATGACAGACGGATTAAAAATAAACAACAAACATCTTCAAATATATGAGGCTAATATTCCACCTCTTTTAAAATTCTTTCATACTATGAATATTAGTCCATCTGGATGGATAAAATTTCCTCTTAATAAATGTACAGCGTATGATGTAAAGGAAACAACTTGTACTTACGAATATAATATTCGTTATAATTATATTGAATCATTGCCAGATAAGGAAACATCTGTTCCTTATAAAATTTGTAGTTTTGATATAGAAGCTAGTAGTAGTCATGGTGATTTTCCGTTACCAGTAAAAAATTATAAAAAATTAGCAACAAATATTATTGACGCGATTAAAAAAAATAATTTAAATGAAAATAATATTAGACCACATTTAAAACAATATATATTATCAGCATTTGAATACGATTATCATAACGATATTGATACTATATATACAAAAAAACAAATAGATGAAAATAAATTATCAAGTATAATAGAAAAAATAGTTAATTCAAAAGTATCATTAAAAAATAACAGTGATATTGGTGGAAATATAGATAAACTGTTTAATAGCTATAGAAATGATGATGACGATGATGATGATAGTTATCAAATATCAACAAAAAATGTTCATGAAGGAACACATATTATAGAATTACTATTAAATGATGTTTATAATAGAGAAGAAAAGATTAATGAATTAAATAATATCTTAAATAATTCAGGATTACCCAAAGTAAAAGGGGACGAGGTTACATTTATTGGATCAACATTTATTAAAAATGGTGAATCAAAACCCTATTTAAATCATTGTGTTGTATTAAATGGTTGTAATACTCCTGAAGAAACACCCAATTGCGTAATAGAAACATATGATACTGAAAAGAAACTTCTATTAGCCTGGAAAGATATTATTCAAAAAGAAAATCCGGATGTTATTATCGGGTATAATATATTTGGTTTTGATTATGAGTTTATGTTTAGACGAGCATTAGAAACAAATTGTGCTTATGATTTTCTACAGTTATCAAGAAATAATGACAAGGTATGTGGAAATTTAGATACAAATCCTTTATCTGGAGGACCGTCTATAGAAAATTCTAGTATTGTTATCGCAAGTGGACAACATGACTTACATTATATTAAAATGGATGGAAGACTTCAAATAGACTTATATAATTATTTCAGACGAGATTTTAATTTAACGTCATATAAATTAGATTATGTTTCTGGTTATTTTATTGGAGATGGTGTAAAAACAATTGAACATAATGATGATGATAGTACTACAATAGTAGAAAGTAAAAATCTAGCAGGATTGGAAGTTGGTTCATATATTCATTTTGAAGAATCAAGTCATAGTGTAGATTATTACAAAGATGGCGCAAAATTTAAGGTAGTTAGCATCGATAAAAATAAATTTACTATTAATAGTATTGAAAATCCTGATATGACTAAAAATGTTAGATGGTGTTTGGCAAAAGATGATGTAACCCCTCAAGATATTTTTGAAAAAACAAAAGGTGATGACAATGATAGAGCTGTTATTGCCAAATATTGTATTCAGGATTGTAACTTAGTCCATGAACTATTAAAAAAAATAGATGTAATTACCGGTTTTATTGAGATGGCAAAAATTTGTAGTGTTCCTATTAGTTATCTTGTATTGAGAGGACAAGGAATTAAATTAACTAGTTTCATATCACAAAAATGTAGTGAAAATGATACCTTAATGCCTGTAATTGAAAAAAAAGAATTTGATGATGGTTACGAAGGTGCTATTGTTTTAGATCCAAAATGTAATCTTTATCTAGAAGATCCGGTTGCTTGCGTGGATTATGGTTCACTATATCCTTCATCGATGATTAGTGAAAATTTATGTCATTCTAGTAAAGTATGGACAAAAGAGTATGATTTATATAATAATTTAATAGAAGAACTTGGAGAAGTAGATGAAGATGGTGAATATAAATACGATAATCTTGAAAATTATAAATATGTAGATGTAACATATGATACATTTAAATATGTTAGAAAAACTGAAAAATCAGCTGCTATAAAAGTTAAAAAAGGGTATAAAATTTGTCGCTTTGCACAATATCCAGATAGTAAAGCAATCATGCCTTCTGTATTGGAAGAACTATTGAAATCAAGAAAAGCAACTAAAAAGTTGATGGCTAAAGAAACTGACCCTTTTATGAAAAATATTTTAGATAAACGCCAGCTATCAATTAAGTTAACTGCTAATTCTTTGTATGGTCAATGTGGTGCTAGAACTAGTACATTTTATGAAAAAGATGTCGCTGCTGCTACAACAGCAACAGGTAGAAAATTATTAACTTATGCTAAAAGAATTATAGAAGAAGTATATGGAGATAACATTTGCGAAACCAAAAATTATGGTAAGGTTCGGACAAATGCTAAATACATTTACGGAGATACAGATAGTGTATTCTTTTGCTTTTATCTAACGGAATTAGATGGAACACCTATTAAAAATAAAAAGGCATTAGAAATAACAATTGAGTTAGCACAAGAAGCAGGAGAATTGGCGTCAGAATTCCTAAAGAAACCTCATGACTTGGAATATGAAAAAACATTTTTACCGTTCTGTTTATTATCAAAAAAGAGATATGTTGGAATGTTGTATGAATTTGATCATAATAAATGTAGTAGGAAAAGTATGGGTATTGTATTGAAGAGAAGAGATAATGCTCCAATTGTAAAGGATGTCTATGGTGGTATCATTGATATATTAATGAAAGAGCAAAATATATCAAAGGCAATAGAATTTTTAAAGCAAAGTTTACAAGATATTATAGATGAAAAATGTCCTATAGAAAAATTAATTATTACTAAATCATTAAGATCAACTTACAAAAATCCAGATACTATTGCTCATAAAGTATTAGCTGATCGTATGGGAGCACGAGATCCTGGAAATAAACCGGGCAATGGTGATAGGATACCATTTGCTTATATTTGTAATAATGATAAAAAAGCATTACAAGGTGACAAAATTGAACATCCTGAATACATAAAATCAGAGAAATTAAAATTAGATTATGGTCATTATATTACAAATCAAATTATGAAACCTGTTCAACAAGTATTTGCGTTAGTATTAGAAGATATACCACAATTTAAAAAGAAAATGTTTAAAATAAAAAAATTAAAGGATACAATAGAAACTTATAGATCAACATTAGAACCAGATAAGTTTGAGAAAAAAGTAGAAAAGTTGAGAAATGATGAAATTAAAAATTTATTATTTGATACATATATTCGATATTGTGATAATATCAAAAATAATAATAGAACTATTCAATCTTTCTTTTCATAAAAATATTCGTCTTCATAATATTGTCTTTCTCTTTCTTCTTGTTCATCAATAATTTGTGTTTTCTTTTCTCAGCGTATTTGGTTTTACCGTGATTACTAGATGCTAGACATCCGGATCCCTTTTTAAGAAATTTATAAGGTTTTTGGGGTTCCATCTTATGTAATATACAAATATTTTTTTTTTAAATGAGTTATATTTAAGGTTAAATATACATAATGTGTAAAATTATATTCTTCAGAAATTAACTACATTATAATGTGTAATTAGTTTCGTCATTCCATATAATAAAATATATTATGTAGTATTAATTTAACTTATATTTATTTGTGTTTTCCATTATGCTTCCCATTCCCATTAGTAGGGATTTGTTGACTCTTTGTTCCTGTGCGTCATGGCTTAATATATTTTTTATCACCATATTCTGTCTGTTTTCTGTAACTATTTACTTTATCACCGCGTCTATAAGTATTATATCTTGTTGCTGGTATTTCATCATCAATAAAATCAGAAATTTCTAGCTTGCGTCCATTTGAGTGTATAGCCTCATCCATAGTAGTGTATTTACTAACTATAATTATAATACAAATAAATCAATTTTTTTTTAAAAAAAAATGATATTTAGATTTAAATAATTCGTTATCTCTATCTTTGATAAATCCAAAATAATCATCTTGACTATACCATAATTGTTCTCCTAAAAACATAGGATATTCTTTTCTTTCTGGTATAAGAATAACTGATACTAAAGAATTAAAATGAACGCATTTATCTTGCATATTTTTATGGACCTTTTCTTTATTTTCATAAAAATTATGATTGGTTGTTCTTCTCCATAGTTGTTTTCTTGTTAAAAATCCTTTCATTAATATGTTTTATTAATTATATAACATATTAATTTTTAAAATCTAAATATTATTAAATTTAAATATTATATTCTCCTACTTGTATTACCTTATTGTATAATTCTTTATATTCGTTACTATTTTTATCTAATGAATTTAATCTATCTAATTCTTCTAATACACTATTCTCAATAACTATATCTTGTTTAAAAGTATCCATTATTTTTTGATTGTTAATTATTTCATTTACTATTTTGGAATTAGCGGTATAGGAATCATACCTAACAATTCCTTTCATATGGCATATTAAAGGTTTATGTATAAGTGGAGCATTATCAATAATTTTATTGAATAACATTTGATTTTCATTTGTTAACTTGTTAATACAATACTCGGACAAAACACTACTTGTTTTATAATTTTCTTCAAACCATTTTACAGAATAAGCCAAATATAAATTAGAAAATATATCAGCCATATTAGCTGATAAAAATTGTTCTCCTTTAATTGCTCCTCCTTTTAGAGCTACTATATTACTTAGGTGAGCAAAATTAATAGTTTGTTTATCTAATACAGAATAAACACAATTACTTAAATTAGGAACTAATGATTTTAAATGTAAACATGCTACATGAGATATCATATTATTGAAATTTGTTTTAAATGTATTAACATCATCATTGAGAATACTATCTAATATAGGAAAGATATGTGGATGACTTTTATTTAAACCTTGACCAAAAATAATTAAATTTCTAGTTAATGTATTACTACCTTCTACTGTGATTCCAACTGGTGTATTTCTATAAAACTTTTCTAAAAAGTTATTTTTCCCTAGACAAATGGAGCTTCCAGCATGAATATCCATTGCGTCATTTAAAACATCCCTCCCTCTATCAGTTGTTTGTTGTTTCATTATTGCTGATAAAACTGCTGGTTTCTCTCCCGAATCTAAAATTTCATTTGTTAAAGCAACACTACTTTGAATTAACCATGTGTTATATACCATTTTTAATATCTTCTCTTGAACACCCTGCATTTTAATTAAAGGTAATTTAAATTGTGTTCTATGTTTTGCATAATTAATTACACCAAAACATGCTACTTTCGATGAAGCATTTGCTGTAGCGGGTAAACATATACCTCTTCCTGCCGCTAGACATTCCATCAACATTTTCCACCCAGTTCCAACATTTTCTTCACCTCCAATTACATTTTCAATTGGAATCTTGAGTGAACCCTTTAATGTACCATTTGGGAATCCAGTATTTAATGGATTATGGTATGTTTCTTGTTTTAGACCACATGTGCCTTTTTCAATTAAAGCAACTGTTACACCAGCTTGACCTTTTTCTAATAAACTATTAGGATCATTTAAACGAAACGCGAGTCCAATAAGATTGGAAACAGGTGCTAATGTAATATATCTTTTATTAACAGTTACTTCAATATATTTTTTTCCGTTTTCTTCAATTAATATACCTTCATCTATTGTTCCAGTTGCGTCGGATCCATTATGTGGTCCTGTTAATCCAAAACAAGGAATAAAATCACCATTTGCTAATTTGGGTAAATAATAATTTTTTTGTTCTTCAGTTCCGTAATGTAATAATAATTCACCAGGGCCCAATGAATTTGGAACCATGGTAGCAACACCTAATGGTGGATTAACAGATGTTATCTTAGTTAATATAGAAGATAATTCTTTTACTGATAAATTAGTACCTTCATATTTTTCATCTATAATAAAAGAAAAAAATTTATTTTTACCTAGATATTTAACTATTTCATCATCATTATCATTTGGATAAACAATATCATCTTTATATTTTTTTAGTAGTTCATCAATTTTATTATTATCAAATTTTAATTCATGAGATTTAAAATTAATTTGTGTATTTACACTACCATTAAATATTTGTCTATCCAACGATGTAGTTCCACTTCTCAACGCAATTAATTCTGTTTCGGATACTCTTGGTATAAGTCTTTTAACAATGCTAAAAATTGATTTATACATTTTTTAAAATATGATAATATAATTTTATATATTTTTTAATAAATAATAATTAAATACAATTTGACCAACTATAATAAATAATGTCATCAGAATTTACTACTAATAAAAATAAAGAATTGTTATGGAATTTATTATTAAATAATGGTGCTTTTGGTAATTTAAATGAACAACAGTTACCGTTAGTACAAGGAGATTTTGAAAATCTGATAGTTTCACTCTACTCTGATAATTCAAAACTAAATTTAATAGAGCAAAATAAAATGTTTTTTCATCAAATGGTTCAAAAGATAAATAGTCGTAGACAACAATTTAAAACATATGAACCTGTTCGTGAAATATATACAAGTCAAGATATTCGTGGAAAAAAACTAGATGAATTTAATAATAGTGTTCAAAAGGCCCAAGAAGAATTTAATTCTGTAGTTACATTAAAAACACCAGAAGAAATAAACTTTTCTGATTCAAAAGAACTTGATAAACCAATTGGTAATATGGACGAACTTATTGAAAAAACTATTGCTGAGAGAAATCTAGATGTTAAAAAAATATCATCTGAAAAATCTTCAATAGAACAAGCGCAAAAATGGCTTAACATGCAGGAAGAACCCAAAAAAGTAACAATACAAGAAGACAAAAATGAAGTATTTGAAAATATAAATATAAGTAATGATAATGATAAATTATTTGATTTATTAACAGAAATAAAAACAAATCAAATAGAAATATTACGATTATTAAAAGATAAAAGATAAATAATAATAATATTTTATTACTTTATAACAAATGAAATATTATTTAAAACATGACGATCAATTTCTAAAAAATGCAGATCTAAAATACTTTAACAAAAATATAATAGATATAAATGGAAAATTAGAAAATAATTTTATTTATAATATAATTAAACATGCTCCTTTAAACGCATCTGTTTTAGATGTAGGTGCGTGGAAAGGAGATACCGCAATATATTTAGCCAGCAGATTGAAAGAAATAAATAGAATGGATATAACAATATATTGTTTTGAACCAGATAAAAACCATTGTAATTATATTGAAAAAATAAAGAACTATTATAAATTAAATATAGTTGTAATTAATTCTATTATTTCAAATAAACAACAGACATTATATATGAAAAGAAATGAAGGACCCGGAACTATGTATGATAATTGTTATTCAAGTACTAATATATCATATGTTAGTAAAAAATTAGATGATTTTGATATTAAAAATATATTTTTTACTAAGATAGATGTCGAAGGACATGAATCTGAAGTTTTAGAAGGAGGTAAAAATATACTGAATAAAAGTAAATATTTATATATAGAGATGTGGAACGATGAACATTATAAATTTAGACACAAGATGAATTTAGATGGTAGCCATAATGAAAGAATTCTTACTCAAATAAAAAATATTAATCAACATTATTATCCTATTCAAAAAATAGAAAAAAATATTTTATTTAAAAAAGAGATCAATGGGACTATGGGCAATATTAATTATTACAATATTTCAAAAAGAGTTACTAGTATGAGAATGAGATTATACTAATTATTTTAACATTATAAGTATTTTATATTTACATACATTATATGGATTCAAGTTCACTTCAAGGCATGTATTTCGGTTTAACAGAAGGTACGGTTACAACTATGGGAATTATAATTGGAATGATGGCATCTTTACCTATGAAAAAAGCCATTTTTAGTGCTGTTATTGCTGCTACTTTAAGTGATAGTTTTGGTGATAGTATAGGAATATATTATTCAGAAGAAGCAACAGGTAGAACAGAAAGCATAAATACAATAAAAAATATGTTATTTTATAAAAAACTGATGGCTTGTTTATATTTAGCTCCTTTATTATTAATAAAAAATTTAAAGACTGGTATATACACAAGTATTGTTCTTTCACTGATCGTTATATCTACCTCTTTTTACAATTTGGCAAAATTAAAAGAAGTAAATGCTACAGAATTTGTAATAAAAAATACAATTGCTGTATGTATTGTTATTATAATCACTTATTATATTGTTAGTACTATAGAGAGATTATTTAAATAATATCATAAATAAATTATTTTTAATTATTTATGATACTAGAGGATCATAATGTTTATGATGTTTGTCATCTTTATGTTTTAATTCTTCCATTGAAATATTATCGATAGTTGTTAAATTGGATTGAATATTATCAAGTCTTCCAAAATAATAGGTAGCTCCTAAGATATCTGAATTTACATTTTTACTATTATGAGGATAAAGTATTTTATTTGTGTTCTCTCTAGATAGTAAATCATAATTTTCAATAAGCATATTATTATTATTGTTACCGACAAATGCACTTATATTGTAATTTTTATTACACTCATCCATGAAAATTTTACATAATCTATTAGAAAACATAATAGCATGGTCACTATGTGAAACATCTTCCTCCCTCCATTCGTATAATGACTTTTCTGGATGAAATTGAGTTCCATAAAAAGGGAAAGATTTATATTGATACATAGCAACAACCTTTTTATCATTTACTTTTGCTGTAGCAGTAACAGTTAAAAAATTATTGTATTCTTTCATGTATTTTTCATTCGTTAAAAATGCTTTTCCGTGTGTAAAATAAGTAATAGGTGTTTTTTCTATTTTGTTAATTTCACTTTTTGAAAAATATTTTAGCGGTGATTTACATAACATCTCTTTATCATCTTTACTATTTAATCTAGTAAATTGTATAGATGATTGATTTATATTTCGATGTTGACTTATTTTATTATAATTTTCATAATAATCGCTTAATTCAGATAAATTTTTGCTTATAGTAATCATAGGCAATAGTTCAAAACCCAAACAAATAGAAAAAATAGGAAAATGATTTCCTATTAAGTTATAATGAATGATTTTTTTAAAAATATAAGATAAAGTAGATAAATATCTATAATAATGCTTTCTAGGGACATTTTTTTCAATTATTCCTCCGATTAATACTAATCCATTTATTTGTTCAAGAAGTGAATTTATAACAGGTAAGGGTAAATCATATTGAATAGGTATAATTCTTGCTCCATGTAATTCTGCCCATTTCACATAAGATTGAGGAATAAAAGATGTTGCTCCTAATGATGCATCAGTATAAGTAGGAGTAGACATTATACCTATCACTCGAACATTATTATTTAATGATATGTGTCTAGTAATATTACATTTCGTAAGTTTTTTAAATTCATCCCATTCTTTTGTATTAGGTTTCATGGAATACCTATGTTTCAAATTTTTATATCGTCTTTTCATTTCAGAAGTCCAAACACCTATATTATGAATATTACCTCTATGTAAAAACATTTGTTTATCGGTTTTATTTATAATTTTATTAGCAATATGTTTTGATTCTAATAAACTATTGTATTTTGATGTTGACAAATCACCACAGTTTTGTAATTGTTTATTTTGTTTTACAGTTATTCTATGTTTTTTTTTGTATCGTCTAGTTTTCTTACCCCTTTTATTTTTTTTTGTTATTTTATTAAATATTCTATATTTTCTACTTTTTTTTCCTCCTCTAAACACTATTTTTTTTGTTTTAGAATGTTTATCTAACCATTTATTAATATCTTGTTCTGATCTATCGCCACTATAAGGTATTATCTTTTGATTGCGGTGAGCAACCACATGAGGAAACCCCATTGGACTATCTTTTGAACCCATGAAATCACTATAACTCCGCATATGAATAATACTAATCATTTTATAATCATGATTATTATAGTTTTGACATACTGATTTCCATGATGGTTTCATATCATCACAATGGCCACAACCAGGCATATAAACCATATGTGCTGTTAAATCGCCATTATTATAATGATTTAAAAATCTATTTTTATATTTATCTTGATTTTTTGGATCTATTATAATTAGTTTAACCATCTATATATATTATCATATATTATATAAATGTTCGATAGGTTTGTTTGTAAAAACTATAATAAATATAAAAATAAAAAAATAAAAATTACATATGATACTAAATATGGTTGTGATAATGAGATATTTGGTTATTTAAAAAAATGTCCAACTCCTATGTCTATGGCAAATAAATATACATTGTCATCATTTACTATAAAAATGACCGACAAACCTTATGCGTTAAGAACAATACCGTTAATAATGGTAAAAAATATTTTTTTAATAAAAGAGGATTATAATACAAGAAAAAATTTATTATTATTAAAAAAAAATGGCATCATAATAAGGGATATATATAATCATATTTTAAGTTATGTAGATGGAAATGAATATGAAGAAATTAAAATATAATATTTTATATAATTATATGAATATTAATGAAATAATGGATATGTTGGGTTTGATCGGTTCTATATTAGTTGGTATTTGTTTTATACCTCAAACATATAAAACAATAAATAGTGAAGAAATAAATGATATTTCTATGTCTTTTATTACAATAAACATTACAGCTGCTACTTTAATGAGTATATATGGTTGTTATTATTTAATTACACCTGTAATAGTTGCTAATGGTTCTGTTTTGGTAAATTGTATTATAATTGGATATTGTGTATTAAAAAATAAGAAAAAAATAGAACATAATGTTAGTTTAAATGTTGATAATTTATAATTTATTCGAACTTAATAATATGTTTAATTAGTTTATATCTATCTAGAATATTTTCATTTAAAATATCTGGTAACCCAAATGCTTTAATTTTTCTTGTGAATAAATATTCATCTTTATCATATAATTCTTTTACTATTACATTACAACATAATTTTTCTAGTTGCAATGGTGTATATAAATTATTATCATTTTTATTCATAATATTATATAGACTATTATTATTTTTTAATTTATAAAGATAATTTATAAAGATAATTATATGATTAATATTTTACGAGTTAATCGAAATTTAACAGAGACCCAAAAATTAGTAATTGATTCTGTTAAATCTTTTTGTAAATCAGAATTAAAGCCACGAGTTATAACAGATTACAAAGATGAGGTTGTTGATAAAAGTATATTCAAGAAATTTGGAGAAATGGGTATTTTTGGTCCGACAATTAGAGGATATGGATGTTTAGGCGAGTCATATAAGACATATGGTTTAATTGCCAAGGAAATAGAAGCACTTGATAGTGGCTATCGTTCTATGTTTAGTGTTCAATCCTCATTAGTTATGGGTCCAATTTATAATTATGGATCTGATAAATTAAAAGATAAATATTTACCAGGATTATCAAGCGGGGATTATGTAGGATGTTTTGGATTAACAGAACCAGATTTTGGTTCTGACCCTTCATCTATGAGAACTACTGCTATTTTTGATAATGATTGTTATATCTTAAATGGAAATAAAACATGGATAAGTAATTCACCAATAGCAGATGTATTTGTTGTATGGGCTAAACATCATGACACCATAAAAGGATTTGTATTAGATAGAGGTATGAAAGGGATTACTACGCCAAAAATAGAAGGAAAACTATCATTAAGAACATCTGTAACAGGAATGATAAACTTGGATGATGTAAGAGTTCCGCCAGAGAATGTACTAAATGTTGACGGAATGAAAGGCCCATTTTCTTGTTTAAATAACGCGCGTTTAGGTATATCTTTTGGCGTATTAGGTGCTGCTGAATATTGTATTGAAAAATCAATTGATTATAGTTTAAATAGAAGAATGTTCGGTCAATTGTTAGCTGAAAAACAACTCCTACAAATGAAGTTAGCAAATATGACAACAGAATATAATTTAGCATTATTAAGTTGTTTACATGTAGCCGATAAAATTGATAGAAATGAATATACACCTGATATGATTTCTTTAATTAAAAGAAACTCATGTCAGAAATCATTAGACATAGTTAGAACTTGTAGAGATATATTAGGTGGAAATGGAATATCAGAAGAATATGAAATTTTTAGACATTTATGTAATCTAGAAACAGTAAATACATATGAAGGTACATTTGATATTCATTCGCTTATAATAGGTAATGCTCTTACAGATAAAAAGGCATTTTAATTTATTTAAATGTAATTGGAATATCATCTAATTCAACTTTATCAATGGTTGTTTTTTCAATTAATAATTCACCAATCTTATCAAACGCATCATGATTCCTTTCTAATATTTTTATTGCTGATTCAAAGGCAAATTGTATTAATTTTTCAACTTCTCTATCTATTTGTGTCTTAGTATATTCACTAACTTTATTATTTGAAGCTAAATCTCGACCTAAAAATGGCATAGAAGGATCTGATGAATCATATAATCCAATATTATCACTTAACCCAAACATACTAACATATCGTCTAGCTATAGAATTTGCTTGTTTAAGATCATTTGATGCGCCTGTTGTAATATCAAGATTTTTAATATCGGGAAATAAAGATGTATTTTCATAATTAATCTCTTCAGATGAAGTATTTTTATTGTATAAAATTACTTCTGCTGCTCTACCACCCATTGCTGTAATTAAATTAGCAAGCATAAATTTCTTAGTAGGATAATTGGCATATCTTTCTTTTGGCGTAAAAAGAGTATATCCTCCTGCACCATTAGAATTCGCATTAATGGTAACTTTTCTAACATCAAAAAACTCTTTAAATAGTAAAGCAACAATAGTATGTCCTGTTTCATGATAAGCAACTAATTCTAATACTTGGTCTTCTCTACTGTCGTTCTCTTTTGGTAATCCAATAGTAATTTTTTCATAAGCATCAATTACACATTTTTTATCAATTTCGGGCTTATTATATCTTACAGATAAAATAGCTGCTTCATTCGCTAAATTAGCAATATCAGCGCCAGAAAAACCCGATGTTAATGATGATAATGCTTCGAAATCAACCGTTTTGTCAATCTTCTTTTTCTTGAAATGAATACCCATGATTTTTTTTCTTCCTTCATAATCAGGAAGTCCGACTTGTATTTTTCTATCAAATCTTCCTGGTCTTGTTAAAGCATTATCTAAAATATCAGCTCTATTTGTTGCTGCTAATACAATTATACCATCTTCTTTATTAAAACCATCCATATTTGTTAAAATTTGATTTAATGTTTGTTCTCTTTCATCATTACCACCTGCTAAACCAGCACCTCTTTGCCTGCCTACAGCATCAACTTCATCAATAAAAATAATACAAGGTTTCTTCTTTTGTGCTTGTTCAAATAATTTTCTTACTCTAGATGCTCCTACGCCAACAAACATCTCAATAAATTGAGAACCACTTGCTGATATAAACCCACATTTTGCTTCACCAGCAACAGCGCGAGCTAGCAATGTTTTACCTGTTCCTGGCGGACCTTCTAACAAAACACCACTAGGAATAACCGCGCCTGCATCTGTAAATTTCGTAGGATTTTTTAAAAACTCTACTATTTCTTCTAATTCATATTTTGCCTCATCACAACCAGCAACATCTTCAAATGTTACATCAATATTTTCTGTTTTTACCTCTTCTGAATTAGACCCCATAATTGATTCCATTACACTAAATTGATTCATTGATGGATTATTTCTCATCAAACCAAATCTAATTATATTAATTACCATTATAATTGCAAAATATCCTAATATAAATTTTAATGGGTAAGGAAGATAATCTAATATACTAGTAGTATGATAATCACTTATATCAAAATTAATATGATTTTTTGTTAACATTTCGATTATATTATCGGTTAAATGTGGTACGGATTTTAAAGCATGAATATTATCAACCATGACAATATCATCATAATTTTTATCAATAGATACAATAGTGTCTTGATTATTTAATATAGTTACAGCATCAATATTATTATTATTTAAATTTTCTATAAAATCCTTATATGTCCATTCTGAACCAATTAATCCATTTGTGATGAAATCTTTGGACATATCAAGTGGTTTTAAATTTAAGGTTGTTTTAATGTAAAATGGTGTTTTTGTATGTGTTACGAATGTTATACAACTGCGGATAAAAGAAAAGATCGTAAATAATGAAACCATCATTCTCATTTATAAATCATATTAGCTTATATTTAAATATGTTATATTAAATAGGTTATAAATCACTTACTTGTATAAAACTAATAATATTGATTATATTAATAATTTGTTTAGATTATTGTGTAATAAAAATTGATTTCATATTATGTTGTATATAATATGAAATATAAGTAATGGGAAGATTTTATAATGGTGATATTGAAGGAAAATTTTGGTTCGGTATTCAAGATAGTTATGATATTAATAATTTAATTAATGTTAATCATATAAATAGCTATATTTGGAAATCGTGTAGCTGTTATGTTGAAAATGTAGGGGAAGAGTATTGCCATGACTGCTATGAAAGTAAAGAAGAACACATAAATAACGCGATTGAAGATGACGAGTATGTTGAAGATTCTGATAATGATGAATATTGTAAAAAATTATATTATGAAGAGAATGTTATAGAATATAATTTAGAAAAGGATAAGCATTATCAAGAACTAATTGATAATATGGCTGTAATTCGAAAGGATATCAATAAAGATATTATTGCTGAATTTGATAAAATTACTCAAGATGATAATATACTAGATGCTTTTACCGGCGTATTTGATAATACTTTAAATACTTTAAATTCAATTAATAATATAGAAAACAATAGAGAACAATTGCTACTTGTAGCAAGATATACTTTGGGCTTTCAAATTGAATATTGTTTGAAAAAAAATGGCACATGTAATGTAAATTGTGAATGTTAATATGTTTTATTATGAATATTTTACAAATTTTATTTTTCCGTTGCTTTGCTCTTCTAATTTTCCTAAGGCATTCATTTTTGCACCAGTTTCGACTGCTAATTTATAGTCATCAAAATCATACATTTCTTTTGTATCTGGATGCATAGCATATTTTATACCTTTCATTTTTACTTCTTTTGCTACCCACTTAATTTTTTCATCATTTTGTGCTGCTACTTTATCTTCTGATTCTTCTTCTAGAGATGGATAAAAGCTATATTTCTTTTCATCAACATTACCAAATGAATAACATACTAATGGTTCGTCGCCTTCCTTTTGTTGATAAACAGAACAATCTATTGCTGATTGTTTAACCGCTTTTAATAAATTTTTTGATATCTCTTCTTTTATTAATGATGTTTCGTCTAACGCTTCATCTGTAGTTACAGGTGTTTTATCATCTAATTTACTTTTATCATGTAATCTTAATTCTAATGTTTTATCACTATCAATTAATTCTTTAGATAATTTCATGATATATAAAAATACTTGGACATTTCTTAATTCCGGTTCCAAATTTTCATGACTACAAATTCTTCTTGCTCTACCAATAACTTGATCAGCTCTTACCGGATGCCAATATGGTTCTGTTATATGAACATAACGACAATTTTTTAAACTAATACCTTCGGCACCAGATGCTGTAATTAATATAATTTTCATTATTTCACCATTAAAATTATTACTAGATACTGTTTCTAAATCTTCTTTAAGAGATAAAGGAATATTATCCCAATCACTATTATAAACTTTTCTAATTAATTCTTTTTCATCATCTGTTTCTGTACCGGTATATAAGCCAAACATAGGTTTTCCTTTATCTTCTTCATTTATATCCAATTTAGTTTCACCATTTCCTGTTTTTTTTAATTTAAATTGAACAAAGCCATGGTGTTCTAATATTAATTTTAAAATTCCAATACCTTCTAATGTTCTAAATTGACTATATACTAAATGTAATCCTCTATGGGATTCATCTTGTATATTTTCTAAAATATTTAAAAATTTTGGACTATAAGTTTTTAATGATTCTTTACTGAAAATAGATTCTCCATCTTCTTTTAATTGTTCTAATGCTTTTTTTATTCTTGAATCATAAGAGGAATCACTTATTTCTACTAAATCTTGTTTTAATTGCTCAACATCATCTGGTGCGTATTCGCCATCTACATTATTTAATCTTGATTCTACATTATTACCATCTAATAATTCTTCGTTTTTGTTGTTAGCTTCAGAAGCAGCACTTTCGATTGTATCATTTTCTTTAGGAAATGGTCTGGATATTGTTTTCGGAAATACAAAATTACAAAAGGCGCGGGAAAAAATTCTATATGTAGATGAAGTATCTTCATAAGTATCATTTTGTTTTTTTGCCTTTTTCTTGTTGTTTCTCTCTTGTTTTCTTTCTTGAATTCTTGCTGATTCATATACCGCAAATTGATAATCGCTCATTTCTAAATAAACATGTTTTAAATCAGTCTTTTTATTAAATTCAGGCATTAATTCTTTAATATCACCATAATAAGATGTTAGACCTATAATTCTTTTTTGAAATAAATTTTCATTTTTTATTTTATTATTGTCATCTACAAAATAATTAATAAAACTATCTTTATCGTCTGGTAAACATTTATTAGTGGTTAATGTTGTACCACTTTCTACAATATCAATATCATTATCATGTAGTATTTTTGATATAAATTTAAGAAAGCTTTCATCAGAAATATTTCCTCTTTCATCATTTTTAAATACACCCTTGTATTCTTCTCTGTATTTACGATTAACAAATCCCATTGGATTTTTTGCAACCACTAAAGTTTTTGAAGAGGATTTGTATTCAACAAAATCTAATATAGATGCTAGTGCTTTTGATTTATATAAAATTTTTTTAATAGATTCTTGATTAATTTTTTCTCTTGTTTTAATATTTAATCTTAATGACCAAGATTTAATAAACCCTCTAAGCATATTAAATAATATACCTAATTCATTTGGATAATTAATTATTGGAGTGCCTGTAAGTAAAACTAATCTACAATTTTCAGCATTCATTAAATAGTTATATAATCTCATGGCTATTGATTCAGGTCGTTTTAATTTATTTGAAATTCTACTTACAAAATTATGTGCTTCATCAATAATTATTACCTTGTTATCAAAAGGATTAATACTATAATCTAATGTATATTGTTTTAAATGTGACTCTCTTAGACCATTATAATTAATAAATTGATATTTGTTGCGAATCATTTCATTTATTTGTAAATCTAGACTATGTTGATCTTCTGGTGATAATGAATCATAATTAGATTCTTTTTTAACATTTACTAACCATGCACCATTATTTTTTCTAATATGATCAATATTAATAGATAAAACCGCTGCTAATTCTTGGATTATTTCTTCCTTATCTGCTTTAATAAATTCCCAAAATTGATTTTTTTTGAAAATAGAATCGCCACAAAATTTTAATTCTTCAATATAATTTCTTCTTAATGATGCTGGAGTCATTATCAAGACATTCTGTGATGTTTTCAGACCTTCTGCTATAGCAATTGATGTACAAGTTTTGCCCGACCCTAAACCATGGAATAATAGTAATCCTCTATACGGTGTATAAAAATTAAGATAATCCCTCACTAATTTTTGATGTAATAGTAATTTAAATCCACCTGTATTATTTGTCCCACAAGATTGGGTTGTTTTAAGTAATTTAAATTGTTCTTTATAAGGTTTAAAATGATTATTAATAAAACTAGTAAATTTTTGACGATTATTCATGTAGTAAGAACTAGAACTTAAAATTATTTTTTCTTTTTTTGCAGGCAGTCTTTCTTTATCAATGTTTGTTCCAATTACTATTTCAGCAGGAGTTCCTTCAAAAATAACTTTTGTATCAGGTTTTTCTGTAATTCTTTTTGTAGTTGATTTTGTTTCTATTTTATCATCTCTTAATGATATTGTTCCTAATTTTTTTGATTTTTTTTTTGTTTCTGTCTCTAATTTCGTTGATGATTCTTGTTTTTTAATGCTGGATTCTGGTAAATTTCTTTGATTAATTGTTTTTAAAATTTCTTTTCGATTAATGGTTATTTCTTTTCTTTTATCAACAATAGATACATTGACCGCTACATCTTCTTTTTTTTCAGGATTAATTTTAACGGTTATTAAATCTATTTTTTTTGCTTTAGGTTTTACTTTTAATCGGTCTAAAATAGATTGCATTTCTATATATTATAATTACATACAAAAAAATAAAATTTATATCTCATTTGTTTGTATTAATAAATATTTACAGTACTTCTAATTTTTTTATAGCCTCTTCGCATGCCATTTGTTCAGCTTTTCGTTTGATTTTATGTTCTCCTGAACCCATAAAGATTAATAATTTTTCTTTTTCTACAAGTTGTTTTTGTATTTCTTCAAAATTACCAAATTTGTCATAATCTATAGCATCTTCTGGTTTCACTTCATGAACTGCTTGACCTAAACAAATAAATACACCCATTTTATATCCTGTTTCAAGACTATGTT